CTTCGAATTACCCTCGCCCAGCGGTTCCCAGAAAGGACCCCGAGGCCCTTGCCCCCAGTTGTCGTGAGGCCCCCGGCAGTGGTTGCACAGCCCTGGCCGCGTTCGCGCGCTGTGGGGCCGATCTGGGGCCTTGGCGGGGCATTGGCATGCGGTCGGCTTCATGCTGCGAGCTTGGTCGGTTCGCCCCATCGAGCAGTTCGGAGCGCTGTCGCGTACTCCCGGGCGAAGTGGCCAGGGAATGCCCGTTCAACGGTGGTCAGCGCCACGAGCGCGAACTGCAATCGAATGCGGTACTTCACGCTCGACACGAACAGCAGCACGGGCTTGATGCCGTCCGTTGTCTTGATGTAGATGCCCGAAGGCAGATGCTGCACCTTGAGCCCTTGCTTCCATGCGCCGCGCCCGGTGCGCGCTTCACCGCGGCGTGCCACGAAGTAAGACCCGACTGCGCGCTTGGCTCTGCTGCGCTTGCTGCCCGTGGCGTTCTGGCTTGCGCCGGCCAGGTTGAATGCGCCGAGCTGGCTGAGAATCTGCACGATCTGCCCGCGGCTCATGTTCCCGAAGGCATCGAGCTTTGCGCCACCCCCGGGCACGGTGCGCTCGGTGCTCGACAAGATGCCGCGCTGACGCAGCAAATCCTCGAATCGCTTCTGCGGTCGGCTGCCGCCTTCGATCTGCGGCAGCAGGTAGTTCGGCTGCGTGCCGTACTCATCCTTGAGCCACACGCGCGCAGTGAGATCGTCCTTCTTCGCCGGCTTCAGGTACAGACTGTTTAACGTGAAACGTGTGGGCCGGTCGAAGACGCGCGCCATTTCCTTGACGAGATCGGCCTTCACGTCTTGCGCTGTACGTGTGAGCGCGACGGCGCATGCATAGCGCCCTTGCTTGCCCAGCGCATCGAGCTTGGCAGCCACGGCCGGGAAGTTGGTTTGCACGCTGACTGCAACCACGTCAGCCCCCCTCGCTTGGTCTGCGCTCGTCGGCTGCCTTCAGCGCTTCAAGCGCGCGCCAGCACGCCGGGCAGCGCCAGCGGCGCGAGATCGGCAGGAAGGTCCAGCCCGAGGGCAAGAGCTGATCGTCGAGCACAGTGCGCCCGCAACCATCGCGGCACGCTGTGGTGTCGGGCGGCTTCACCGTGGCCATGTCGGCTGATCTCCACGGTTGCACGCGCGAACCAGCTCATGCATGGCCTGCCAGTGAACATCGCCGGCCACGGCGTACAGCTCGGCCCGGTACTCGGGCGTGATGTAGCCGACCTGCGCCGCGAAGGCGCAGGCAGGCCCGCGCGATATGCGCCGGGCTGCGCACACCATGCACCCGGTCGTGAAGCCGTGCCAAGCACGCTCACTCGCGGCGATGCAGTTCGCGCAGTCGGTCATTCGGCCGGCTCACGCGAGGTCAGTGCTGCACTGATGCCGACGCTCGCATTGATGAACGACGGGGTTTCGGACGTGCCCACCCAGCCGAGCGAGCCGTGCACGTTGACCTGCACGTTTTTCGTGTCGTCATCGAGCAGCACGCCGATGAATGCAGCAGCAGCAGCGAGGGCCTGCGCTTGGTCAGCTGAGTGCACGGGCTGCGCTTCCACGATCTTCGCTAGCTCGGCCTCGACCATGCGCAGCGCTTCGGCTTTGTCGGAAGCGCGGACTACAAACGAGTAACTCATTCTGGATTTCCTTTCGGGGGTTGTGAACATCAAATGCCGGCCGTGTCCATGTAGGCGCGGATCACGGCTGCGGCGGCTTGCGGCACGATCGCGTTCCCGTAGGCGCGCAGTCGTCCCACGCGGCCGGGTATCCCATGAGCCAGCGGGAAAACGCCGGATTGAGCTGGTCGCGCTTTGCCGTCTGTGCAGGCGAGCCATTCGACATCGGCCCAACCACGAGTTGCACCTGATTGCAGAGCTGCTCGCCTTTGGTCCGACCGCCCCGGGTCTGGTACGGCAGCGAGTTCGCGTGTCGATGGTCGCGCGCTGCTGGTGTCGCCCACGAAGAAAACACGCGGTCGCGCATGCGGGGCGCCAATGCCAGCAGCCGGGAAATCAACCGCCGCGACGGTGTAGCCGATGTCCTCCAGCTCAGTGCAAACAACGTCGAGCCATGCGAGGCCGTCAGCGCTTGCAACCTGTTCGCCAAAGACCACGACAGGTCGGCGCTCGCGGATGAGCCGCGCCCATGCCGGCCAAAGGTGGCGCTCGTCTTCATGCCCCGCGCCGCGGCCGGCTTTGCTGAAGGGCTGGCAGGGACATGAGCCTGTCCAAACAGGTCGGTCGGCGGGCCAGCCGGCGAGGCGCAGCGCGTAGGCCCATCCGCCGACACCGGCGAAGAAGTGGCAATGCTCGTAGCCATCGAGTTCCTCGCTCGCCAGGTCGCGCACGTCGCGCGTGTCAACGTGGCCCGACGTGATGTGCCCGGCGGCGACGAGATTGCGCAGCCAGTGCGCGCAGTACAGGTCGGTGTCGTTGTAGAAGGCCTGCATGGTCAGAACGGCAGCGCCGCCTCTTCGCTGCACAGCACCGGCTCGCCGAGAAGCTCGAACTGCGCGCCGGATGCCGGCGGGCCGAACTCGACGCGCACCGACCACGCCCCACGAATCTGCGCGTAGGCGTAGCGAACTCGGGCCGAGTAGCGATCGTTCACGCCGAGCCAGTCGGCGATCTGGTCGCGTGCGCCTTTCAGCGCTTGGCGCAGGTTGTCATCGTCAAGGCCACCGGACGGCGCAACGCGCGTCAGTAGCACCGTGCAGGGAATGCTCGGGCGCTGCGCGGTCGCGAGCATCCATGCGACGGCGGTGCGCTCGCGCTTCACCCGCCCATGACGCACGCGCCAATCTTCGCGAGCGTTTGAGCCCTTGGTGCGGAGCGGGACCACGATCACGCGGCCACCTCGGCGGCTTCCTCTTCGGCGATCTGCTGCCGTGTGAGGTCATGGTGCAAGGCTTCGCGCCACATCGCGCGCTGTGCATCATTGAGGCCGCGCGGGTCGCTTTCCTCGCGGGCCTTGAGCTTCCACGCCCAGCGCTTCGGGGCTTGCTCGCGCGCTCGCACATGGTCGGCGAAGCGGCGCAGCAACACGCGCAAGCGATCGGGGTCGGTCACGCGGCGCGAGAACGCGACCGGCTTCGGTTCGCCGCGCAGCCGCGCGCGCTCGGTTTCGTCCCACTGCTGCACCTGCGTGATCTCGGGCCAGCGGTTCGGATCGGCCCAGGCGTGAGCGCTGCACAGCCGACCGTGACCGACATCGACGCACCAGAGGTTCGGGCAGCCGTGCGCGGCGCACATGCGCTGCGGGTCGAGATCGCCACCACCGGCACGCGCGTTCGCATCGTGCTTGGCCTTGGCCTGCGCATAGCTCATTGCATTGCCCTTTCATCGGCGTAGTTGCCATCGATGACCTTGACGAAGTTCGTCGGCAGCAGCAGCCAATCGAACGTTGCATGCCACACCCGCCCGGTGTCGCGGTTCGGTCGCCCTCGGCCGGTCAGATGCCTCGACTGCGCGGCATGGCCGAAGTACCAGCGGAACCACTCGAGCCCGGCGTCGGCGTCGAATCGCTCTTGCGCGCAGACCTCGCGCCATCGGGCCCGCAGATGCTCTCGGCGCGGCTCGTTGAGCACCGACACCGCAGGCAGCATCGGCAGCCCGGCGTGGTACGCCTCGAGCAGCGCGGCATAGGGGCAATCCGGCACCGCGTAGGGCTTCGGGTTCGGCGGATCAGTGCCCGGAAGCTGCTGTTGCGGGTCGTCCTGCGAAGCCTGGACGACGAGCGGCGCAGCCGCGGTAGTCTTTTCTCCGGTATCAGGATTCAGGATTCGGGATTCATGATTCAGGGGGTTGCGGCCCCCTCTTGATGGCGGGCCGACTCCTGGAATGTTCTCGGAGTCTTCCGGGAGTGCTCCCGGAGTCTTGGTGTCTTCATGCGGTCCCGACTCCTGGAATTTCTTCGCAACATGGAGTCGGAGTGGAGGGGGCTTGATGGCACTAGGTTTCTCGGAGTAGTGCGGGGTCTGATGCTTCTTGAACATCGAAATTTGAATGAAGCGCTCGCCGTCGATCTCGTAGCGCACCACGAATCCATGCGCTTCAAGCTCGGCGAGCAGCGGCTCGACCTCGATCGAATCGAAGCGGAACAGCTCGCCCTTGATGCGCTTCGGCCGGTCCTCGAGCCGGCCCTCGCGGTCGGCCAATGTCCAGAGGCCGGCGAAGCACAGGCGCGCTTCGACCGAGCACTCGGCTAGGTCTTCGTTTGCGAAGAAACCGGGCTTGAGGTTGCGTGCGCGCGGCATCACGCCGGCTCCGTGTTCGCTGGCTCAGCCGGCGCCGGTGGCGTCGTGAGGCGCAGCGGCGGCGGCACGACGGGCCGATCATCGAGCAGCGTATGCAGCCGCTTGAGCGTCACATAGCCCGGGTTCGCGATCTTGCCCCGCATGAACTTGCTGAGCCAGGAGTACGAAACGCCGGTCTCGGCCGGGATGTGCTTCCACTGGCCGCGGTGCAGGTCGAGCAGCCTGCGGACCTCTTCGTCGAGGTTCGGCTCAATGATTTCGGGTGATGTGTTCACCTGACGGGAAGCTAGCAACGAATTACGCCGCGTCAAGCACCATTTGGCAAACCCATGCTGGCAGGTGCGGGATGTGCGCCACAATCACGGAGCGAAGCAATTTGTTCCTACTGGAGTCCGCCCTATGCTCAATCACGAACGACAGACGATTGCAAAGCGCCTCGAGGTACTGGCCATGAACCTCGAGCAACGAATGCGCGCGAACGGCATGACGGAGTTCTCGCTTGCGACCGCGAGCGGTATCTCGCCGCGCACCATCGGCAACTTCCTGCGGCCGGCGAATCGCACCAGCAAACAGGGCACGAGTAAGAGTTTTCCCTCGGGCACCATCGCGAATCTCTTCAGAATCGCGAAAGCGCTTGACGTGGAGGCATGGGAGCTGCTGTGCGGCGTCGATGCGCGCGATGATTTTCATGCAGCGATCGAAGCGGCATACGCTGAGCGGCGCAACGCCGAGCGCTGACCTTTCGTTGAATCTCCCCTTGGATTAGGGGAGGTTGCCTGCCCGAACGCGCGCGCTTTATACGCGCCTCGGCCGTGCCTGTCATTCATCCCCCTGCAAAGACATCACACGGAAAAGATTGCTTGACGTGAGGCAATCTGTTGCTAGTTTTCTTCTCTCTGTCATGAACTTTTCACATGGCATTCAGGGGAAAAAAAGCAATGGAGACATGCTCACCATCAGCATCGCGCCGCGACATCGCGCAAGCGCTCGCCGGCTATGACGCGGCTCGAAAATTCAAACCGAAGCGGCGCGATTTCGAGCACATGCAGCTCACGCGCCCGAAGTTCAAACCGCTTGTTCTGAGCGTCCTTCCTACGGCATCGGTGCATCGCGTCGGCGGCACTTTTGAATGCTTCGTCGGCGGCGAGCATGTGCAGTGCCGCGGCGAGCACACCACGCCCGATCGCGCATGGCTGTGCCTCGCGCGCTTCATCGCTGCGGGAGCATCGACATGAGCGGCGGCCCACCGACACAAAGCGAGATCGACTACGCGAGCCCGCTCGAGCGCGTGCGCAAGCCTGAGGGCGCGCGCCGCCCGTGGCTAGCCGTCGTGCTGATCATCGTTGCGGCGATCGCGTTCGGCTGCGTGTGGGGGCTGCAATCATGACGGCTGTGCTTGTCTCCGAACGGCCGCAGGTCGCGCAGGTTGCAGAGTTGACTGACCTGCTGCCGCCCGGCTTCCCGGGCATCGCGCACGACATCGACATCGAGGTCTATCACGCGATGCTCGGCATCAGCAAAACCGGCCTCGATGCGATCAACCGCAGCCCGGCGCATTACTTCGGGTGGCACCTCGACCCGATGCGGCCACCACCGAAGGACCGCAGCGGCCAGCTCGAGGGCCAGCTCGCACACTGCGCGGTGTTGGAGCCTGATGCTTTCTCGAAGCGCTACGCGACGACCCCGCCCGATGCCCCGCGCCGGCCGACCGATGCGCAGTGGAACGCGAAGAACCCGAGCGATGACAGCCGCGCCGCGATGGACTGGTGGCGCGGGTGGAACGCAGAGCACGAAGGCCGGATCGTGATCGCTGCTGCGCAGTACGAAACCGCGATGCGCCAGGCGCAGAGCATCCGCCGCTTGCCCGAGATCGCCGAAGCACTCGAGCGTGGTCGGCCCGAAGTGACAGCCATGTGGATAGACCCGATCACCGGCGAGCCGTGCCGCTGCCGGCCCGATTGGGTGAGCGACTTCGGCGCGCGGCGCGTCGTGCTGCTCGACGTGAAGACCTACAGCGATGCGAGCGCTGACGAGTTCACGCGGCAGATCGCGCGCAAGCGCTACCACGTGCAGGACGCCTTCTACAGCGACGGCTATGCCTCGGCGACCGGCGTCGATGTCATGGGCTTTATCTTCGTCGCGGTCGAGTCCGAGTTTCCGTTTCAGGCCAACGCGATGATGCTCGGCGAGCGCAGCCGCGAGCAGGGGCGCCGTGACTACCGGCGCAACCTCGCGACCTACGCATCGTGCCGCAAGCGCGGCCTGTGGCCCGGCTATGGCGATGCGATTCAGCTCATCGAGCTGCCCGGCTACGCGATGACGGACTGAGCACCATGCAGCCGCCCAACATCACCGCGTCTGCAATGACGCTACGCGATGTCTTCGCCGCCAAGGCGATGGCATCGATCCTCGCGCGCGTCGGCAATGACACAGAGCTGAACGAGATCGCGCACACGTCTTACCTGATGGCCGACGAAATGCTCGAGGCGCGCACACGGCAATTGAGCACGTGGCCGCGCCTGCACACCAACACCGACTTTGCAAAGGAATGACCTTGAACACCGCCACCCTCCCGACGACGACCCTCAAGAATGTTGCAGCCGGCGAGCCCACGCGCCCGCGCCCTGCGAACTTCCCCGCGATGCTCGATGCTTACCGCGGCGAGATCGCACGCGCGCTGCCGAAGCACTTGAACGCGGACACGATGACGCGCATTGCGCTGACCTGCTTTCGGATGAACCCGAAGCTCGGCGAGTGCCAGCCTGCATCGGTGTTCGCGTGCGTGATTCAAGCATCGCAGCTCGGGCTTCGTCCTGGCCTGCTCGGTGAGTGCTACCTGATCCCGTACAAGGATCAATGCACGTTGCAGCTCGGCTATCAGGGCATGCTCGAACTGGTGCGCCGCTCCGGGCTGGTTGAATCGATCAGCGCGCACCTCGTGCACGAGCGCGATGAGTTTGATGTGCAGTGGGGCACCGAGGCAGGCATCAAACATCGGCCGTACTTCGACGGCGACCCGGGGCCGGTGCGGCTGGTCTATGCCGTCGCGCGCTTGAAGGGCGGCGGCGTGCATGCTGAGCTGATGACCTTGACTGACATTGAGCGCATCAAGAATCGATCGCAGAACGTCATCAATGCCGCGCGCTACGGCAAGCAAACGCCTTGGGATACTGACTTCGGCGAAATGGCCCGCAAGACAGCACTGCGCCGCATCTGCAAGTACCTGCCGAAATCGACGGACCTCGCGACAGCGCTCGCGATCGATGATGCAGCCTACCGCGGCCGGCAGCAGTTGAACGTGCAGGACGCCATCGCGAATGCGTTCGTGCCGCCGCAACTCAGCGCGGATGATCCTGACCCGACCGGCGAGGTTGATCCTCCAGCACCACCACCGCCGCCAGCACCGGCGCCAGCCACGCAGCAGCGCCGCGGGCCGCGCCCGCGCAAGGGTGGCGGTGCTGAGGCAGCCGAGCCAGCAGAGCAGCAAGTGGCCACCGGGCCAGCGGCGCGCAGCTTCGATGCGTTCGCAAGCGACATCGCGAACGCTGCCAGCGCCGAGGGTGCAGCGCTGGTGCTCGATGAATCGCGCAGCAGCGCGCTCGATGCGCAAGAGCTTGACGACCTCGCCGCGCTGTACGAGCGCGAATGGGGCGCAGAGTGAAGGCCGATCAGCAACCCGACGTGTTCGCGATGCCGGTGCATCCGGCCGCTGCAATGTTCCCGATGCTCGCGCCGGATGAGCTGGCAGAGCTGGCGGAAGACATTGCAGCGAACGGGCTTGCATATCCGCTTGTCACGAAAGACGGCCTATTGATCGACGGGCGCAACAGGCGCGAGGCATGCCGCATCGCGAAGGTGAAGCCGACGACCACTGAGCTGAACGGGCAAGACCCGATTGCCTACATCCTGTCGAGCAACATCAACCGCCGGCACATGACCAAGGGCAGCCGCGCGATGGCGGTCGCGATGATCTATCCCAAACCCGAGCAAGGTGTTCGCAAGGGCACGACTTCTGTAATTCCTACAGAAGTCACGGGCGGCTACCTGAGTCATGCCCGGACGGTCCTGCAATGGGCGAAGGAACTGGCCGAGCCAGTGCTCGCCGGTGCCGAGTCGCTCGACCGCGCCTATGCCATCGCGGCGGATCGCAAGGGCAAAGCCGAGGCACCGCAGAAGCGACTCGCGAACCTGCGCGCTGTCGATGTTGACTTGGCCGACAAGGTCATCGAAGGCGAGCTAGCGCTTGATGATGCAGAAGCGGCAAGCCGCGGGCGGCGCGAGCGCGAACGTGCGCAGCGCCAGGGCCTGTATGACGGGCTCAAGTCGGTAGAGCAATGGAAGTTTCTGTTCTCCGGTGCAAACCGCGAATACCTCGTATCGATTTGCCGCAACCACCCCGACGAATTGCCAGCGTCGAGGGTTCACGAACTGCTTCAGGAACTGGCCGACCTATTCAATGCCACCCGAAAGGAGCTGCCATGAGCGCTGATGATGACCTCGACCCACTGCATGCGGAAACGCATGAGAGCAACGACGCACCGCAGAAAGGCATCTATCCCATCAAACGACTGCGCCGCGAACTGCGCGGCCCAATCAATGCCGCACTTGGTGCATTGCGCGGCGGCGAGTTCTCGGTGACCGACACACGCGCTGCAATTCAAAAGGTGCTGCGGAGCATCAACCTCAACGAATATCGCGATGACATCGCGTGGCGTGTTGAGGAAGCTGAAAGACGCCAGCGCAATTCCAGCTTCGGCAAAGCCATCGCTCGCGCGTTGCGCACCGATGACTTGTTCACCGAAGAACTAGCGCGCGAAGTGTGGATACCGCTCGGTGACGATAAGCAAGTCTGCCTCGCCGATGCCACGCATCTGCATATGCAACACAAGCGCGAGGAACAGCGCGTCGATCATGAGAAGGTGTTGCAGGCGATGACGCACACAGATGACTTCATTGCAATGCTTGGCCCGACCTATCGCGCTGATCCGACTGACACCGTAGCAGGCGCAATGCGCCGCATGGGCCGGTGGTCGCAAGTGGCTACTGCGACAGGGTGAGAGATTTCACGGGCGCGTCAGGCCGGTTCTTACCTCCTCCCTCCCTGCCTACCGGCCTGCTCTGATTACCAGTTCAGACGCCCCCTTTGTTCAACCCGCTAGGAGTCCGACACATGAACCGCTTCGCACTCTCCGAACTCACGCCCGTCACCGTGATGCACGTCAACCTACGCGACGAGCTGCACGGTGATGAGTCTGTGCCCGCGATCGACCTCAAGCTCTCCAAGGAAATGAGCAACGCTGTACTCGACTCATTCAAGCCGGGCCTGCGCAAGCTGCTCTACTTCAAGTCGAAGACCCCGCGCGAGCCGGCACAGGGTGCGCTTGAACTTGAAGAGCCGAACGACCTGCCCGACCTGCGCTTTCCTGAGCTGGGCGTCATCAAATGGAAGGCCGATCAAGAAGGCTGCACCCTCACGCTCGACTACGGGCTCGGCGGCAAGTCGAACGTGCGCCTGACAGACTGCAAGGCGAACGAGTGGCGCCTCGAATGCAAAGAAGGCGGCACCGTCAAAGTGACCTGGCGCGTGCAGCGCGTGCAGCCTGACAAGCGCGCGGTCGGCGAGCTGTCGGGCATGCTCAAGCATGAAGTGCAGGCGATGCTCACTGCCTCGCCCGAGACGCTCGCCCTATTGGAAGGCAGCACCAGCGATGAAGATGATGCAATGCCGACCGACAAGCCGGCGCGCAATCTGCGCAAGGTCGATGCGACGGATGCGTTTGTCGCGCAGCACGGTGCAGCGGGGTGAATGATGTTGCAACGTCTCTTGATCGCCCTTCGTCTGAAGAAGGCTGCTCCAAGGCTCCCGAAGGCGAAGCCGCTGCCCATGTACCGGGGCCACATTTCGCCGCGCCCTATGCCCGCTCCAGCCCCTTGGCGCCGGCCGTTTGAATCGACGAGCAGCGAGCTACCCGCGCAGGAGGCCAGTGATGCCGATCAAGCCTGAGAACCGCGACCGTTACCCGGAAGATTGGGATGACATCCGCGGCCGGGTCTTGACCCGCGCCGGCCATCGTTGCGAGTGGCCCGGCTGCGGTGCGCCGAACTATGCCGGCGGCTATTGGGATCGCGATCAATTCGTCGTCGTCGGGTTCAGCATCATCGATCCGCGCGAAGCTGTGCAGCTCGCGATTCAAGGGCACCGCCTACTTCGCATCGTGCTCACGGTCGCGCACTTGGATCACATGCCCGAGCACTGCGACATGGAGAACCTGCGCGCATGGTGCCAACGGCATCACCTGCGGTATGACCTCGACCAGCACCGCAAGAGCGCCTACATGACGCGCAAAGCGCGGGCCGAGACACGTGACCTCTTCGGAGTTGAATCGTGAACCAATTCAAACAAGAGTGGGAACGGTGGTCAGCGCTGTGCGTGAATGCCGAGGCGTCGGCACAATCTCGGGAGTCGTTGCAGATTGCCTTCTACAGCGGCGCGATGGCATGGGCGCAGCTAGTGCGGCGCATTCTGAGCGAGGACGGGCCTGATGCCCACGCGGTGCTCAATGCACTGCTAGAGGAAATGATCGGGTTCGCGAATGCGCGGCGCGGGCCGACTCAGGTGCAATGATGAATCTCTATCTCGACCTTGCAGGCTTGGCCGAAGCGCTGTCGATCTCTGAATCGACTGTGAAGCGCCTCGTGCGGCAAGATGGATTCCCTAAACCACGCGAGCTAAGCGGCCGGCGGGTCGGCTGGCTGGTGCGCGAGGTTGTCGAGTGGTGCGAGGCGCGGCCAGTTTCAACGATGCTACCGCCTGAAGGTCTGCAAGCTGCTCATAGTGGGCGGCCAGCGTCGTAAGCCATTGCCGACGCTCTGCATCGTAGCGGTGCAAGTTGTAGATGCCGACGATCCCGGGCGGCATGTGACCGAGCACTGCCTCGGCCACATCTTGCGGGCACCCTAGCGCCGACAACATGGTGCGACTCGTGCGGCGCAAATCATGCGGCGCCCAATGCGTGACCGGCAGCCTTGGCCGCTCCACCTTAGGCCGCGTCGTGCTGTACGGCATGTGATACCACGCAGCCACGCCGAGCGCCTTCTGCTCGATGTGCCCGACAGCCGATCGGGATTTGAAGAGATACCCCTTCGGGTTCACTGCGAGCAGTCGCCGAACCACGTCTTCAGCGCGACCAATCAAAGGCACGCGCAAATCATGAGCGCCCTTGCGGCGCGCGTTCTTGGTCTTCGCCTTCGGCACCGTCCACCACAAACCATCGTCCTCGTCCGAAATCTCGCATGCTTCCATGGCGACGAGTTCGGCGCCCCGGGCACCAGTCCAGAGGTACAGCGTCAGCGCATCACAGACGATGCGGCTGAAGTTCGGCAACCACCGCACCAGCGTGCCGACCTCTGATTCCTTCAGAACGCGCTTATCGATCCCGACCGGCTTGCCCCCGATGAGCTTGCCCTTTGAGATCAACTGACCGCGCATGATTGAGCGCCAGTGATTCGCTGCATCTTCGGGCAGCTCGCCGGCATCAAGCGCGCGATCCCATGCCGCGCCCAGCTCTTGCCGCAACTTGGCTGCCTGCACGGGGATGTGTTTGTACGATTCGAGCAGCCCGAAAGCATCGCGCCGGGTCACCTCCGCGGCAGGCATGTTTTCGATCGGGTCTAGCATCGTGTCGAACATGCGGCGCACTTCAGCCGCGCCCTTCGGCTTGCGGTTGACATCGACGCGCCCGTCTAGATATGCCTCCACCAGTTTGCGAACCGTGTAGGCGCGCGATGTCTTCGCGGCCTTCTCTGCCGTCGCGCTCGCTCGCTCGGCTGCCTTCTCTTGCTGCTGCTCAGCGATGACTTCCTGTCCAGCATTGCGAGCTGCGCGCGCTGTCTCCCATGCTGCGACGGCTTCCGTGCTCGACATCGCGGGCCAATGGCCGAGCTTGACCTGACGCAGCTTGCCGTCGCGCAGGTCGCGATAGCGGTACGTCCAAGCCTTCGTTGTCTGTGTCGATTCAAGGCGCAAACCAGGGCAGTCGGGAATCGTAAGATGCGCGCCGGGCGCCAGTAGCTTGGCCTGTCTGGAATTGAACATGGTATAGGTTCCTATCATGAAGTTAGCAGTGCCTGCACATGGTATAGCTTTTCGCCTTCAAAACCCATACCAAGCGATGACTGTCACGACCTTTTGTGACCTGATCTGACCGAAAGCTATACCGGAACCTACACTGAAAGACGCATTGAAGATCAACAGGTTATCGGCGGAAAGCGAGATTTCATGCGGGCTACAGCCCGACCACGAAAATGCGCATTCACCCTTGATGCAGCAGTGCCGACGCTAGGATTGGCGCGGCTTCCAAGGGGTACACCCCCCGAAACCCATACCAGAACCCATACTTCGCCCGTGTAGAGTGGCCCTTGCTGGTGGCAATGTTGCTGCCACCAACCCAAAAGGAACCACCCTCATGAAACGCATCTTCCTCATCGCTTCGACGGCCCTCGCTGCACTCTCAGCAGTGGCCATCACCTACGTCGCCGGGCAAGCCCTGTCGCTGATCCCGAAGGCCATCGCTGCACTTGTGGGAGGTTGATCATGCAAGTCGAATTCCGAACCGGGCTCTACTTCATTTCGCACCAGAGGCGGCCAAGTGGCCGAGGCTGCTGGGCGTTTCAGTTTGAAGACAGCCCCGAGCCATGGTTTGCACCGACAGCGCTGACCATCAGCGAAGCGAAGAAGGCAGCGACGCAAGAGGCGAACCGTCGCGCTGGCCCTGGCGGCATCCACACAATCGTGGAGGTGCTGCCTTGACAGCGCCTATCATGGCTACGCCGCACTAGCAGCCGTTGCCTATCCCTAACTTCGCAGCCCGTCTACATGGCGGGCTTTTTCTTTGCCCGCGTTTTCTGTGTGGAATTGTTCACGGCTTCGGGATTTGATGCCGTTGGCAATACATTCCTACTCAGGTGTGTCCGAACAAGTCACACCATCGATTCAAAAACAGGAGCGTGAACCCATGGCAACGAAATGGACGACCGAAGAGCAGCAAGCCGTCGCGGATGAAGGCGTGCGCTTGTGGAGTGCTGGCAAGGCTTCCTCGCTGATGAAAGCATTCGACCTGGCGCAGAGCGTCATCCCGAAGGCCCGGCGCAGGACGATTTCAACGACAAGCAAAGTCCCGTGGTTCGTGTCCGCGCTCAGAGTCCCCAAGAAGGCACCAGATCAGCCGCAGAGCGCAAAGCCGCAACAGATTGCTACAGAATCATCACTATCCGAAAAAAACGCCTCTGAGGGCGAATCCGCCAGCCGGCGGCGTGTGGTCTGGAGCGAGGCCGAGCAGAAGCTGATTTGCACCAACGCAGCGCGCCTGCTCCATGACCTGCAAGCGAACGGCCCGCGCGATGCAATGGAGAAAGCGCAGCTCGTCGTCCTCCCTCCTGAGCGGCAGCGGCATATCGCCTCGATGACTACCCTCGCGGGCTGGTATCCCGATGGACTGAAGCATGCGAGCGCAGCGCTGCGCCGCGAACTCGACAAAGCGGCTCAGGCGAAGGCTCGGGATGAAGCGGCGGCAGCGGCAGCAGCAGCGCAGCCGGTGGCCGAAGTCCAAGCGCTCCCCGCCGTTGTCACCCCCACGACATCAGCGGTCGCATCGATCTTCGGAGACTGGACGCACATACGCGAGCACTTGGTGCAGGAGATCGCGAGCCTCGTCGCCGAGGGCATTCATCGCGGCCTTGCGAGCGTGCAGCTTGCCGCGCCGCAGGACACCACACCGGCGCGACACACCCCTTTCGTCGTTGATCCCCATCCGAAGATTCGACCTCCATCGGTCCTCGTGGCAGGACTGAAGGACGCGACAGCCTCGCAGATCAAAGCCGAGTTCGGATCGAAACTCGATCTCCGTTTCATCACGCCCGACAAGTCGAAGGACCAGCTCCGGCAGATGACCGAGCAGGCCGAGACAACCATCGCGGTGACCGACTTCCTCTCGCACTCGCACACCGACATCATCAAGGCGCGTTCAAAGCATCACGTCGAATGCAGCGGCGGCATGACGAGCTTGCGGCAGCACCTTGCGAACATCGCCGGGCTGCAATTGAACGGCAGCAGCGCGCACGCAGGCTGAAGCCATGCTGTTGGACACTCGACCGCCGCGCGGCGGCGGTGGCGCCGAGCCATGGCGCGACGAGCCGAACCGCGTCGCGTGGCGCGATGCTGCGACCGGGCTGCAATGCCTGATCCTTCGCGGGCCGCTCGGGGCCCTCAACGGCTACGTGCGCGTGCCGCGCGACCACCCTCTGCACGGCAAGCGCTGCGGTCAGCGCCGCGTCGAGCGCGGGCTCGTTGTGCATGGCGGGCTCACGTTCTCGGGCTGCCTTCGCACTCGAAGCATGAAGCGCGGGCATTGGTTCGGGTTCGATTGCGCGCACTGGCGCGACCTCGTGCCGGGGTTGATTGAGCTGCGCGCGGGCCTGCCCGAAGAGCTGGCCGAAATGCTCGCCCAAAACCAAGGCGCCCCGCTCGAGGTCTATCGGCCTGTCAGCTACGTGCGTGACGAGTGCACAGCGCTCGCGCAGCAGCTCGCACGGAAGGGGACACGATGAGCCCGGACCTCGCCTACATCAGCTCGACCCTGAAAGGCGCGACAGCGAAGATGACGCTCCGCGAGAAGAGCGAGGCGCGCGAGTGCTTCGAGCATTGGCGCAGTGAGTGCCAGCGCATCGGCCCCAACCCCCCCGAGGTCGTCGCGCACACCGTGCACGCCATCATCGACGAGCGCATGCAGCACATGCTCGCCACGTCCGTGCATGGCCCCGATGTGCAGTGCCGCAAAGGCTGCGCATCGTGTTGCCGATTGCAAGTCGATGTGTATGCCCACGAGGCCGAGCTGCTGCACCTCATCGCGCGCGTGGACGGCATCGAGATCGATGCAGAGAAGCTCGCGCGACAGGCTTCGATGCCGTGGCATCAACTACCGATCGAGGATCGGCGCTGCCTCTTTCTGAGTGCTGACAACGAGTGCAGGGTTTACGAACACCGGCCCGGCGCTTGCCGTAAGTACATGGTGAAGTCAGAGCCTGATTTGTGCGACATGGACAAGCACCCGGGCGGTGAGGTCGCGATCGTTTTCAGCATGGAGGCCGAAATCATCAGCTCGGCCGCGATGACGGTCTACGGCGCTGACAACATGGCAGCGATGCTGCTCAAGACACGGGGGTAAGAACAATGATCGCTGCTAAGGCTTTTTTCGTCGTCACTGCTGGTGTGCTGCTCGATGAGCCGATGCCCGAGCACTCGCGACAGTGGGGCTACACCTCGCAGGACCATGAAGCCGATGCGAAGCTCGAGCATCACGAGCGCACGGCCTTTGAGACTCGGCGCGATGAAGCGCTCGCCTATGCGCGCGACCGCATCGACCCCGCCAATGTGAATTGGGTGCGGCTGGAGTTCGTGTGGCTCTGACCGATGCACTTCTCAGCATGTGGGTGATTTACGACCACCCGAGCGACTTGCCCGAGCACATCGTGGCGCGGCGGCACGAAGTGCATGCGACCGGGCCGATGCCCACCGACGACCTGATCCTCGGCAACAGCGTGAGGTCCGTGCGCGCCCAATTGCCGCAAGGCTTGGATTGCTTGCCGCGCGCGCCTGGAGATGATCCGCACATCATCGAGGTGTGGCTATGACGCGCGTGACGCGGCAGGACGTGGCTGCTGCAAGCGCAGCGCTCGCGCAGCATCTGCAATCGCTGCGCCGGGCCGAGCCAGTGTCGAAAGCCAAGCCGGTCAAGTGCGACTGCCTGAACTGGTGCGGCGATGACCCGTGGCTAGAGGATGGTCGCGCGAAGAAGTGCGCGACCTATGCAGCGCTGCACCCGCCCAAGTGTTCCCACTGCGGTGGCACGGGGTACGAGCCATGAACGACACGACCGACAACATCACAGCGCTGCCGACCGCGACTGCGTTGCCTGACAACCCGCTCGGCATCGCGCAGAGACATCCGGGCTTCTGCAATCACGAGTCGGTGCTGCTCGATGAGCACTCGCGCACTGTGCAGTGCGCCAAGTGCGGCGCGACGCTCGAGCCTTTCAGTTTCTTGCTCGGCAATGCGCGCTTGATCGAGCGGGCTTGGCAGAGTCATCGCGAGGTGTCGAGGATCGCGAAAGAGATCGCCGAGCGTGTGCACATGCTGAAGAAAGAAGAGTTGCGACTGCGCGCGATGGTCAAGCGTTTGCAAGACAAGAGCGGCGCAGTCTTGGACGTGCGAGGGAAGCTATGAACACATTTCACCGCGGCCAGTTCGTGCAGATCACCTACGGCGGCGAGACGATCGAGGCCATGGTGATGCTCGCCTCAGCTAACAGCCGGTCGCTCATGCTCGGCTTCAAGGGCGTGCTGTACGCGCACGGCGGCGTGTACCCCGGCGCAATGCCGGTGCTGATGGATGACGAGGGCGTGTATCGCGACCTCGTGAAAAACCAGCCGGTGCAGATTCAAGCGCGGACCATGCAATGAGCAATGCCCGAGAGCGAATCCTCGAGCGCCGGCTGCAAGCCGCGCACATCGGCCGACCGAAGAGGCCGCGCCGTATCTCGATGCTGTTTGAAGGGCGCGTTTACAGCGGGCATGCGAGCACGCACAAGCTACGGTCAGGGCGTCGCTATAACTTGCGCCTGCGCATCTGGCGCAGGTTTCACACGGTGCCCATGTTCGGGCCGAAAGGACAACCATGACGGCGGGCGCGGGCAAGTATGACGAGCTGTGCACACAGGTGCGCGAGCAGGCAAACGCCGATGGCGTGGTGCTGTTGATCGTGAACGGCAGACACGGCAACGGCTTCAGCGTGCAGGCACCGATCGACGTGCATGCCACGCTGCCGACCGTGCTCGAGTCGATCGCTGAAGGCATTCGCGAAGATTGGACCGGCGACAATGCCGGCCCCATGACCGACCACCACACCGCGGCATTTACGCTGCTCACCCTCGGCAAAGCTGCCGGCATGCTCGACCGCGAGGACATCCGCAGCAAGGTGCTCGATGCGCTGCGCGGCGGCACGCTAAACCCGCACTACCTCGTGAAGCTGCGCGATCAGTTGACCGAGGTTCTGATCGCGAGCCGACCCGTGGAACCGAACGCATGACGAACGAACTACGCGCAGGCTTGCCGCCGCTGCCGCCGAAGATGCAGCGCCTCTACATCGACAGGCGCGGGTTTCCGGTGCCGTTCTTCGTCGCGATGGTCAACGGCGAGCCCGACCACCGGGTTGTCGATCCGCGCGCGATGCAGGTCTGCCTGCGTCAGTTCCGGTGCTGGATTTGCGGCGGGCCCCTCGGCCGGTTCCGTTCGTTCACGATCGGCCCGATGTGCGCGCTCAATCGCATCAACAGCGAGCCGCCGTCACACCTCGAGTGCGCGCGCTATGCGATGACTGCCTGCCCGTTTTTGTCCAGGCCGCACGCGAAGCGCCGCGAGGGCGGCATGCCGGATCAGCCGCTGAATCAGCCGGCCGGCGTGCACCTCGACCGCAACCCCGGAGTTGCGCTGATCTGGACGACGCGCACTTTCAAGCCCTTCAAGGCTTCAGATGGTGTGCTCTTCGACCTCGGGCCCGCCGAGTCAATGGAGTGGTACGCAGAGGGGCGCGCTGCCACGCGCGCCGAGATCGATGAGTCGATCGCCTCAGGGCTGCAAAAGCTGATCGAAGCGGCGGGGGTTGACCGCGACGAGAACGACCTGCGCGAGCTGCAACGGCGCATCGATGAGCTGCGCGGCGTCCTCGATCTGGCGTTTGCAGAGGCCTGACCATGAACACCGAACTCGAACAGATGAGCCCGGCCGAGCTGTCAGCGCTACACGATGTGCTTCTGAAGGCTATCGAGCAGATGGATCGGAACGTCCTGCACTTTCGACGGCTGCGGCTCTTTCTCGCATGGGGCGGGCTCGCGCTGGCCGCGGCCTCGACGGCTGCGCTGTTCGTGGCCGAGAACGTCGTGCAGTTCACGCTCGGCGGCATGCAGGCCGCGCTTTGGATCGTGATCGCACTGATGAATTTCGGCGGGCCATCGGTTACCGAATTGCTCGCGAAGTGCATCAGAAAGCGGCCATGAAGACAAAGCGCGCCACGGTCAGCCGCACCGAAGAGCAGCACGCCGTGCGAATGCTCGACGATGGTTTTGCGCAGGCGCGCGAAGCGATCGAAGAGGCTGCGTGGCTGATCTGGAACTCGATACGCAAATTCGACGGCGACCCGTCCGACCAGCTCGGCCACCCGATCGAGTGCGGGTGCATCTACTGCAATTGAGCTGCTACTTAGCATCTACTTAGGGTCTAAGTAGATTGCCCTCGATCTGAGGCGCTCGCAGGCCTTCCCGCTATGGTTGCTCACCCGCAGCGCTTTCAGCGCCCCAGGGCCCGATCTGTGGCCTCTGCGCGGGCTTTTCTCAGCGCTTGATAGTCCGCGGCGCACTGCTCGCCGCTGATGCTGGCGCTGTCGGCGTAGCGAGCAACGATTCGGCCAGCCTCGTCCAGCCGGCCGAGCACGTCGGCGAGCAGATCGCCGGGCGTGCTGGCGGCTGGGCCTGCTGCGACAGCGGCGGCACTTCTGGCGGGGCCTCTACAGCCGGCGGCAAGGGCGGCAGCGCGGTCGCGCAAGCGGCCAGCAGCGCTATCGGCAGCAGCCGCGTCCAGTGTCGCCAGGTCGCGCGCCTTTCGAGCCACGACGGCATTTTCGTCCTGAGCATCTTTCCACTCCTGTTCGGTCGCGCGAAAGCGCTCGGCTTGCTCGCGCGCGGCCTGCTCCATGCGCGCATGTTCTGCGGCGCGGTCGCGCTGCTCGCTGGCCAGCGCGGCGCGCGCTTCGCTGAGCTGCACTGCCTTCACGCCGGCCAGCGCCACCGCAGCGGCGAGCGCAGCGCCAGCCGCCCATAGGGCTGCCTTGCCGGTGAGCAGGTCGAGCAGCGCCATTCAAGCGAGCGCGCCGCCGGCAGCAACAAACGCCGTGCGCAGGTCGGTCAAGTCGTTTTCGTGTTGGCCGTAGCCAGCCTTGGGCAACGATGCCCACCGGCTCGCGCACTTCGCCACTGCATCATCGAACCGGCCCGCCTCGATGTCGTTGACTGCCTTGCACTCGCGGATCATCTGCACCGCGATTAAGTCCTGTGGGTTGTGCCCGAAGTCAGGCAATCCGAGCTGCATGCGGTAGACATCGAAGTAGCGCATGAGGATCTGATAGCGCCCGGCCGCGGTGGACTGCACCTCCATGTGCGTGCCATCCCTCGCCTTGATCATGAGCGTGATCAATTGCCGCGGGTGGTCTGCGTAGCTGTCGAACAGATGCACGTCATCCGGCGTCGAGCCGACCAGCACGTTATAGCCGTCGTCGCTCTGCGCCAGGATGTCAGGCCCTAGCTCGCTGTACGCGATCATGTCGAGGAAGGCGCGCAGGTTCGGGCTCATGGCTTGCCGACAGTCGGTTCGTTTGCCGCGGGGGTCACGGGCTGCGAAGGGTCACGGTAGAACTCGTGCCCGTCGCGCCAATCGCGAAACCAGTTCGGTCGGCCTTCAATCGGTGTTGGGGCTGGTGCCGGCGGGCGGTTCGTCGGGTTGCCGAGCGGGAAGTTCGTGCTCATGGTGGTGTGCCTTTCTCTACGTGTTCCGGCGCGAGGTCTGCCGGCCCGGATTCGAGGAACGCGCGCGTTGAGGGATACAGGCGCGCAATGAGGCGTTTGAACGAAGCGAACTCGAGTTTCAAGCGCTCGATTTCCTGCTGCTGATAGATGTTCTGGCTCGTCAATCGCGCGATCGATTCGGCATCGACTTGACGCACGCGCCATGCCTCGCGCGCGCTCGCAAGCGCGTCGTCACGCTCTTTCAGCAGCAGCGTGAAAAACTCGGACTCGACCCGATCCTTTGTCATTTCGGTTTTGTCCCGACTCAAGCGGCGGCGCAGCAGCGCAGCACCACCGGCGGCACCGATCACGGCGGTTGCGGCGGCTGTCCAGCCGACGACTTGCTGCGTTAGTCCGGTGTCCATGGGCCTGCCCTTAGAGAACAAGGAACATCCGCGACGAGCTGCCGCCGCCACCACCGCCGCCGGTGCCGGTGCCGACAAGAAAGAGCGCGGCGAAGGCAGCCACCGAATAGGCAGCACCAGCGGAAGCCCACGTTGCAGAAAACGATCCCGTTGGGTTTGCCGGCGGCTGAGCCCACCCGTAGTAGCTCAGAGGCCCGGCCGGGTTGTTCTCTTCCACCGTGAGGCCACCCGTCACGCTCGAGATCGTTCCCCCGTTCGTGGTCGATGACCCGAAAAACACAATCAACAGCTCGTTCGCATTGGCCGGCGTCAGTGTCCCGACAGTGACGGTCACGGTGGTCGTGCCGCTCGCGGTCGCTTGCGCCACTTGATCGAAGTTCACCGAATTCACATCGACACCGACTTTGCGAATCAGCGCTACGTCGATCCCCCGATAGTGCGAGCCGGAATTGCCGTCGAACGTGAACACCGGGCTCTTTGAATCGCCGGTGCTCCATGTCTTCGTATAGAGCAACGCGCCGAGGTTGCTGCTGGCGCGCGCGGTGTATCCCGATGGCGGTGTCGTGACGAACTCGGGGCCGCTGATCAGCACCGCAACAATGTCGCCGTCTTGGACGTTGATCTGTTCCAGCAACAGCGTTTGATTGAAAGGCGTGGCGCTCGCGGTTAGCTCGTTGTAGAGCCCACATATCGCAGGCCTTGCAGCGGCGAGCGTGGCTGCCGCTGCGCCCGATGCTTTGAGGGCGATCTGCATGCCGAAATGCAGGACCGATGGACTGCTCACGCTCGCCTCGAAATCGCCGGTCGGCGTGCCATTGCTAAGCGCCTTGTCGGCCAATCGCAAGGCAGGCCCGCTACCCGTATTGGCCTGGGCCGTGAGTCCCGATGGAAGTGGAATGGTTAGCCCACTGCTACCCGCCGAAGCAAAGATGCACAGTAGCCGGCTGCCGTCATAGTTCGGGTTCAAAGAGGGCGCCCGATACAGTGAACCCTTCACCGCAAAGGTTGCGGTGCTGCTGAGGAAATTGCAGAAGTTGCTTGCGTCGATGGGGTTCGAAGTGTCGAGCCCGCTGTACGTGATGCTCGCCGATTCCCACCAGTCGCTGACTGTTGATGACGCGCTAATTCCTGTCGTGGCGTCGCCTCCCTGAAAGGCTCGCCAGCAGACACACATCGGCCCTTGGTTGTACAGGACCGTATAGCCGGCCGGCGGCGTGATCACCGGAATCGTGATACCGCCGCCGCCGTAGGAATTCCGCGCTTGCACGTAGGCGATGATCGACACGTCACCCGTCGTCACGCCGGCTGCAAGACTGATCGATGTCGAGCTAGCGTTCGAGTTCGGGCCGGTGGTCGGCGTGCCACGTACAGCAATGACCATCTTAGAACCCCTTCACCACCGCTACCACGTCGGCAGTCGTTGCGGCGGTGCAGACACATCCGATGCGGTCTTTTTTCGATGCAGTGGTCGTGGCCGTGAAAGCGGTGATGTCGGTCCCGAACTTGAAGTAGGTTCCTGAGAGCGTCACAAGGCGGCTGCCTGTGCCGTCTTGCGTTAGCTCGACAGTGAAGCGCTGCCCGTCAGTGCCGTTGCTCAGTTGAACCGTTATGTTCCCGGTCAGCGCGCCGACGCGAATCGTTCCGCCGTCGCTGATCGTCGATAGGTCGATGGTCAGCGTTGATGCATACGCGGGGCTTGCAATCGATGGGCTGACCGATTTGTAGAGCGTGTCGAAATAGGTTTTTAGAAACGCCTTGACGTTCGTCCAGGTCGTGCGGATCAGGCTGAACGATGAAGCGCTATCGGTGCCGTTGACCTCATCGGCATCGACAAGCGTCGTTTTCGCGGACGCTGCATGCAACAAGGTGGCCACGCGCGCGCCGGTTTCATCGCCGGTGTTCGTGCCGGATACGGACGGCACAGCGCCACCGTCCGCGATCAGCTTGCCGCTCGTGCCGCTGAATACGGCCATGTGTCCCGAGGTCGCGCTGCCCGGCCCGACGACATCGCCGGTGCCGGCCGTTGCTGCATGGTCGAAGATGCCGCCCGCGCTCTGGCGCTCATCGTGATAGGTCAGCACACCCGAGGCGAAGACGGCGCGGCCCACGCGCCCGTATGTCGTCGTGGCATTCCAATTCGTTGTCCCGGTGGCAGTGCTGATCGCGCGCGTCGTGCGGTGCGCGACGATGTAGTTTGTCGCGTTGTCTGTGCCGGTCACGGTCGCATCAGCGACGGTGTTCGCGTCGAAGTCGCCGCCGTTGATGCCGACCACGAGCCCACTGTCGGCGGTCACGTCATGGCTGTAGAGGAAGGCCTGCCCGAGCGCGGCAGCGTTCTCGTTGATCGGTACTTCCGGGTTCACTTGCCCGTCAATGATTTGCTGAGCGCTCATGCTGCTGCCTCGAGTGGATGACCCGCGCCGACCACGGCGCTCGTCTGTGTGATTCGCACGTAGACCGTGCTTTGCAGCGAGCCGAAGTCGGTCGTCTGCTGCGCGGCGGTGTAAGTGGCGGTCAGCGGGCCGGTCACGGTGATCGTTCGCTTGAGCGTCGTGTAGGCGCTGCTCGCGTAGACCTTGATCGAATAGGCTTCGCTTGCTTCGCCGAGCGGGACATTGATCCCGCGTGCGCCGACGAAGCGGCAGGCGAGGCGCGTGCGGCGCTTCGCTGTCATCGTGATGTCGCCGGTCGTCACGTCGCGCAGCGCGCGGAAGTCCACCGGCGCCCACGGCTTGAGACGCTCGGCCATGATCGTTGCCGTGACCGTCGCTGTCCCGCTGATCGTGTCGCCGATGCTTACGGCCTTGAACGGCAGCGCGACGCCGAGCTGCGAATTGGTCAGCGCCAGGTCGCGCAGGTTCGTGCTCGTCAGCGGCACGGCGTGCGCGCCGATGACATGGCCGGCCATCGCGAAGCCGGTGCCGCGCCGGCCGCGCAGCAGCCCGCGCAAGGTGTAGCTGCCGTTCGTCTCGAGCGTGGCCTCGCGGTACTGCAACACCTCCCAGCCGTCCGCGCCTTGGATCGCTATCGCGTTGTTGCCGGCGAGCACACCGGCGCGCGTGGTGTTCGCGAGCGTGCCGCTTAGAAGCGTCACGTTCACGCTGTTCACTTCGTCGAAGACGTTGCCGCCGGTCCAGTCGCCGAGCGCGGTCGTCGTGAAGCCGAGCGGGCTACCCGGCGCCGGCATCGTCGCGAGCCGCGTCCAGCCGACCCCGCCATCGGTGCTGTCGTAGATCACCGCGCCGCGCCAGTGCGGCGCGATGCCCCAGGCCGCGACGTAGGCGCCTGCCGTGTTCTGCGCATCCGCCAGCAGTGCCATGTCGAGGATGACCATCGCTGTCGGCACTTGGATCGATGGCGACTGGCCCGGGAAGGAACCCTGCACGCCGATGCTCGTCTGCACGACGACATCGGGGTCATCACCGACGCCTTCCCACTTGATCACGCCGCCGTCTTGCGTGCGCCGCAGGATGCGAACGCGCTGGCCATCGAGCACGATAGGGTCGCTGGCCGATAGCGCGATGTACTTGCAGTGCGTCGCCCAGGTCAGCCGATCGCGGCTGGCCCAGCGATCGAAGATCAGCGCGTCGGCGGTGCGCTTGCTCTCGGTCGCTGTCAGCACGACGGCGACGCTGAGCGATTCCTCCTGCCCGGCCTGAATCGCGCGGCGCTCGGCATACTGCGTGCCGGGCTGATGGTCTGTCGCCGGGTCCGGTGCGGTGATGCTGAAGCGCTTCGGCAGTTCGATTTCCTGCGTGCGCGTCTTCGTGATCGCGTCGTCGGTCGCCTTGTCGATGCCGGCCGCGCACTCATCGAGCGTGATCGTCGCCACCGTCGCACCGCCGCGCTTGCGAAACACGAGCTGATCGTCTTCCTCGATGCCCTCGAACTGGAACACGCGCGCGAGCTGCTCGACGGCGCTGACTGCTGGCCCGGCTTGCGCCACCAAGTAGCCGCGCAAAGGGATGCCGATCTCGGAGACATCGACATCGGCCGACTCGAGCCCCGAGGCGATGGACAGAAGGCGCACCGCCGCGGCAACGGTCGTGCCGAAATAGTCGAGCTGCCACGGCTGGTACGAGCCGAGCGCGAGGAACGATCCGCCGCCCTGCGGGAACACGAAGCTATTGCCGAGGCTGCCGGCGCCAGTGACCGCACCCTGATACAGCAACGTGAGCGTCGCGGCATCGAGAACCGTGACGGCTTCGATGCCCACGACCCCCGACACGATGATGATGCTGTCGGTCGCGCTGTCGAACGTGACGCTGCCGAAGCTGCCGACCGACATGCCGGCCGGGTAGTCCTGCACTGCCATCACCGGCGGGTCTTCGTCGGTGACGGTCCAGATGCGATTCATGATCACGACGTAGCGCCCGCGCGTCAGATCGAAGACAGCGAGCGCGCCCTGTGCCGAGCCGTCTGTGAGAAACACCGAGGGCACGGTCGTGATGATCGCGTCGGCTGTCTCTTCGTTGACGAAGCCGTTCAGGTCGATCGAGCCGGCGTCGGTCAGCTTCCCGTCGTCGGGGCCGGGCGGGACATCGCCGCTATCCCCACCTGAGAACCCGACATTAGGTGTCGTGTTGATCAGGCGCAGCACATCGACAGCGAAGATGCCGGCGGCGAGCACGACATGACGGCCACCGGCGCAAAGCCATGCCGCGCCGGGGCGGTAGTAGACCCGGCGCGTGTGCGGTTCCCATTCCATTTTGGCGACGCCGCCGGCCAGCGTGATCGTCGCGACCTGCGCGAACGTCTCGGCGTTGAATCGGTAAATCATCGAGCCGGTGCCGCTCACCCATACCTCATTGGTCGGGGGCACGTAGCACATGAGGTCGAGGTCGTAGACCTCATTCGATCCTTCGATGGTCGCGTGATCGACCGAGAGCAGCACCTCGCCGGTGAATTGGTCCAGCAGCTCCAAGCGAATGCCGGTGCTCGTGCCCGGCCCCGTCGATGTCGGATACGTCAGCTTGACCACTGCGCCGTCTGCGCGCTGCACGGCGCTCATCACGAGCTGACCCCAATCGATGCCTGCAAAGCCAGGGACCAGCACCGGCGCCGGGCCGAGCGCTGTACCGACCGACTGCCACTCGCCATCGGCGACGACCTCGCACGTGATGCTCGGCAAGCGGTTGCCGAACTTCTCGAGCGCGAGCCGGTTGAACAGGATGTAGGTAAACCCCCGATAGGCCGGCGCATTGCCGACCCCGAGCGCGGCCTCGATGGTCGGGTCGGGTAGCTGATCCTCGCTGCCACCGTAAAACGTGTAGGCCACATCACCGGCCGGCGGGAGCACGCTCCCGTCGAAGATCAGCACCGAGTCAGCCCAGATGCGCCGCACACCGCGCGCCGGGCCGTAGCCGAGCAGCACCGCGAACGTGCCGAAATAGCTGTAGGTGATCGTCACTTGCGACGGCCCGCCCTTGCCGTCTGCCTCGGTCTCGGTCGTGACTTCCTCGATGTCCTCAGACCAGATGACATTGCCGGCCGTGCGCGTGGTGCCGAACAGGTACGGGATCGAGGCGCCGTAGGTGCTGACCTGCACGCGCCGGTCATCGAGGCGCGGGCCGTGCGTGATGACGTCGTCCTCGAGCGCCCCGCCGATGAGGCTGCCGATCGCGCCGCCGATCGCACCACCGATCGGGCCGAAGTACGAGCCGATCACCGTGCCGGCGATCTGGAAGAAGTTCGTCGTGCTCACGGCGCGTACTCCACGCCGGGCAGCGCGTACAGCGCAACGATGCGGCTATGCCAGAGGTCATCGAGGCGGTGCTCGACGACGCGCCGGCTTTGCATCAGCGCGTGCACGATGCTGAGCCCGCCGTGCAGGTAGTCGGCGACGATGGCGAGGTGCTGCGGCTCGCGCTCAAAGCGCAGCAGCGCGACGACGCCGGGCGCGAGCGCAGCGGTCGGCAGCTCGGCGCACTGGCCGCGCATGACTTGGCGCATTTCATCTGCGTTCGGCAGCCGGCCATAGTCGCGTGAGTCGAAGTCGCTCAGCTCGAGGTCATGCGCGACACACACCACCAAGCCGGCGCAGTCGAGCCCGGCGCGGTTGCGCCCTTGGTGGTGCCAGCGCGTGCCGATGTAGCTGCGCGCCGTGGCCACGACTTCAGCGGGCGTGACGGGTTCGCCCATCATTGCCCGCCGAAACGGTTGACCTTGTCGATACCCGGCAGGTCGGGGAAGCCGCGGAAGTTCAGGATGTTGCCGAACTCGGCAATGCACACGTCGCGCGCCTTCGAGCAGCCGGCCGACACCGAGAACGTGTCACCGGGCGCGACCGTGCTGACCATCGGCAACTGCAAGACGAGCGAGCCGTCAACGGCGTAGGTCTTCACCTCCATCTGTCGGCCGGTGTTCGCGCCCGTCAGCCATGTGATGAGCCCGCCATTGAAGTAGCTGAGCGGCGGCGTGCCGGTACTGCTCGGCGTTAGGCGCACGGTCGCGGCTGCCAGGTCAGTCGAGAACTCGCGGTTGTCGGTGACGGCTGTCACCTCGCCGAGCGCGGTGTAGTCGGTGAGATCGACTTTGCAGCGCGCATCGCCGACCGTGGCCGAGCAGCCGGGGCCGACCAGCTCGCCGATCGAGACATTCAAGGCGCCGGCCAGATTGCGCAGCTCGACCGTGTAGCCGGTGCCCACGAATGTGAACTCACCGAACCAGCCGCGCAGTTCTTTGAGGGTGCCGAGCGTTGGGTCTTTCCAATCGGCTTGGAAGACATGCACTTCGGCGTAGTCCCACATGCCTGCATCGACATCGGCTTCGGTGATGGATTCGCTGTCGAGGATGCCTTTCGCTTCGAGGTTGTCGATCGACAAGCCCGACGTGCTCACGACGCTGCTCGGATCGAAGCCGGGTTCGTAGGCCAGCGCGCCGACCGTCACCGGCTGATCGTGCGAGGTCAGCCCGATCGTGAGCCCGTCGCGCCGGTCGATCTTGATGAACGATGCGAGGCGCGTACTGCTGAGCAGGACATGCGCCGCGAGGCCGCTCGCCAGGGTCTTCATTCGCGCACCTCGACCAGCGGCACCGAGGCCCAGCCGTGCAGCGACCCGGCCTCGGTGAAGTGCACGAGCGTGCTCTGTAGCTTGTCGGTGTCATACCGCACCGGCACATCGAACTGAAACGCGCACTCGAGCACCGCGGCGCCGGGCGCGCTGCCGAAGGTCACGATGCCGGTTTCAGCAGCGAGCGTGACGCCCGTCAATACGGTGTCTTTCCAGACCGACAGCGAGCCCGAGACGGGCCGCGTGATCTTGCGGAATTCCTCGAACCCGCTCACCGCGCCGTACTTCTTGTAGAGCTGGAACGTCGTGCTCGTGATCAGCGTGAGCACGCCCTCGCCGCGCACGGCGGCGTAGTCGGCATGATCCTTGAAGCGGAACATATGCGCGCGACCGCGGGCCATGCGGAAATGCGCTCCGACCACGGCGAAGTCATCACTCGTCTTGATCCCGTGCGATGCCTCGTACTCGTGGCGCGAGCGCGACCAGTTCTCGTTACGCTGCTCGTCGCCGCTGCGCAGCCCGGTCACATCGGTGGACCACGTGGGGCCACCGACCGGGCCGGGCGCGATGTCGATCGGGAAGCGCTGCGACAGGTAGCCCATCGCTCACCCTCCCCTGCGCCGAAGCGCGCGCTGAATGCCCTGCCCGATTTGCACGCCGCTCTGTGTCACGCTGTCGCGGCTGGCCCCGGGCGGCGGTGTCACGTACACGTGCAGCGCCTGCGCCGCGCCTGCCTCCATGCCGGCGGCTTCGCGCTGCATCCCGTGGCCCCCTGAAACGGCGGCGCTCATCTGGCCGCGCTCGAGCAGGCCGACGACGCCGCCCTCGTGGTAGTGCTCTGCGCGCTGCCAGATCGACGCAGGCAGCGCGATCGCGGCGCCCCCTTGGCCCACCAGCCCGCCGGTGTGGAAAGCGCGCGCAGCGACCGGCGCGGCCTCGACGAGCCGGGATAGAAAGCGCTGGAAGGCCACGCCGTGCAGGTTGTCTGCATGGCGCGGGTCATCGGCGTGCAGCACTTCCTCGCGCGTGCCCTTCGGCCCGCCCATCAAGATAGCCGGCACCTCGTTCGGCGCGAGCCCGGCCACGGGCGCGGGGGCCGCTTCAGCACCAGCACCATCGGCCCCGACCGCGCCGCCGTCGTGCATGCGGCGCGCGAGCGCGAACACGCCGCGCGACACTGGCCGAAGATCGCTGGTCGTGCCGACGATGCCGCCTGCATGAAAGAACAGCTCGAGCGCTGCGTCGGTCGCTTCCGTGCCGCCGGCCGAGCCCCCGCTGCTGCCACCGAAGAAGCTGCTGAACAGGCTGCCGAGGCCACCGCCACCGCCGCTGCCTGATGAGCTTAGAAGCTGGGTCAGGTAGTTGATGAGGCCGCCCAGCGCGCCGGGCAAGCCGCCGAGGGCCGTCGTGCCGCGGATCGCGCTCGCGGCCATCGTCGAGATTGCACTGTCGAAGGTCGCCGCGCTGCTCTGCGCGGTCGTGCCGAGGTTGTCGAGCGACTTCGCTGCGGTGTCGGTGCTCTCGGTGCTCGCATCGGTGGCGACTTGTTCGGCCGATGCCTCTGTGGCTGGTGTAGCGGCCCCTGGCAGCGCCGATCCGGGTGTCGCTGGTGCAACCGTACCCGGCGGCTTTCCAAGCGCGCCAGAGGCCGCATTTGCTGCATCGGCCAGCGCTTGCAGTGCCGTGGTGGCTTGATCCGTCGCGGCGAGCTGTGCAGCATCGCCGGTGCCGGCGCTGGCCGTGCTCATCGATGGCAGGGCAACCGGCGTCGTGTCGTGATCAGTGCGGGTGAAATCGCCTGTCGTGAGCGCGGGCTTCGCCTCGGGCCCGCCCATGCCGAACAGCTTCGCGATGCTGTTGCCGATGCCGCTCAGCAGCTTGTCACTGCCGCCGCCTGTGCCGCTCGCGCCGAGCCCCTTGATCGCGTTCGTGATCTGGCCGGCGAGCGGCTTTGTGACGAGATCGTGATAGAGCAGCTTGAACAGGTCTTTGCCGAGCGCGCGCAGCACGTCGCGCAGCTTGCCGCCCTCGAGCTGGGCATTCTCGAACGACTGCGCGATGCTGTCGCCGGCCTGCGTCGCGAGTTCGTTAAACCGGATCAGCCCCGGGTCTTTGGCATCGAATGCGCGCTCGCGCGCGAGCTTCAGATTTTCGTAGAACGTGAGCAGCGCCGGGTCGGCAATGCCCTTGTTCAGTTCGGCGCTTCGCTGCACCAGCTCGCCATAGCGCGCGATCTGCGCATCCAGCGCGGTGAGCTGCTGCTCGTGCAGCGCGAGCAGCCCGCGCTCGGTTTCATTGCGATCCAGCCCGGCGCGCGCGGCGCGGATGTTGAACAGCTCTTCGGCATTGGCCGAGCTTTCGGCGAGCTGCTGTGCCGAGGCCTGTTCCTTGTTCGCACGGGCTTGCAGGTCGAGCGCGTTCTGCAATGCTGCGAGCCGCGCCGGGTCGCCGCCGGTCTTGCCGCTCAGCAGCTTGCGCGCGTCGTCCAGGCGCTGAGCATTGCGCAGCAGATCGGCCCCGAACTTGTCGCCGCCGAGATCGGCGAGCTGGGCATCGACATCGCGCAAGCTCTGCGCGAAGGCTTCGGCCGCGCGCGACTGCTGTACGCCAGCTGTCTCGGCTGACTGCCCGGCTTCGCGGAAGACCTTGGCCTGCTTGGCAATGGCTTCGCTGATCTTGTTTTCGTCGTCCTGGCGCGCGGTCGGGTCTTTGGTCTTGGCTTCGTGCGCGCGCAGCGCAGCAATCTCGGCCGTGAACCCTTCCTGTTGCTTGGCCAGGAATTCGAGCTGTGCCTTCGACTTCTCCGCATAGAACTCATCGATGGACAGATCGCCATGCGCGAACAGTTCGGCGAGCCGCTGGTCGGCGAACTGGAAAAGGTCTTGCTCTCGCTCGAGCCCGGCCTGCAATGCCTTGAGCCGGCCCTCTAGCTGTTTCTTGAGCAGCGCCTCGGCCTTGTCGCCGGCACCAGAGACAGGCAGCGCGGGCGCGTCGGTCTTCTCCGGGATCGGCGTCCGGTCGTGGTCCGTGCGCGTGAACTCGCCCGTATTCGCCGGGGTGCCCTTGCGCAGATTGGCAAGCGCAGCGTTAGCAGCGTCGGCCTTCTCGCGCATTTCAACGAGACGTTTGCTCAGCGCCAGGTCGCCGGGGTCGGCCACGACTTGCGCCTGAAGCGTCGCGACGACTTGCCCGAGGTGGCGCGCTTTCTCGGCGGTTTGCTCGATCTCGTCAGGCTTGCCGAACAAGTCTTTCGCGAAGTTCGCGCCCGCGTTCTGTGCCGGGTTCGCGGCGGACAGCGCAGCCAGCACGCCGAGCAGCAGGTTGCCGTCTTTCGCGGCTTCGACAAACTTCTCGCTGATGCGGACCAGCTCGTCAATGAGCCCACCGGCAAGCGCGATTTTCAGGCGCTGGCTTGACTGCTCGAGCTTCGTGAGGTTGTCGTTGAACTGCTCGGACTTCGCCGCAAGCTCTGTGCTGATGACGCCGCCGAATTTTTCCAGCTCGGCGCGCGTTTTCTCGAGCCCGTCTTTGCCGCTGTTGAGAAGCGGGATCAGCTTTTCAAAGCTCTTGCTGAAAAGTGCATTTCCGATCGCGTTCTTTTTGGCGCCGTCGTTGTAGCTGGCGAACTTCTCGGCGACCGCCTCAAACACCTTGTCGGTCTGCCCAACGTTGTCCTTCAAGAACTTGGTGCTGATGCCGATGGCATTGAACGCGGCAGCCTGTTCCTGCTCACCGCGCGCAGCCGCGGCAATGTTCAGGCTCAACTTCTTGAGCCCGATCGCGAGGTCTTCGTTGCTGACATCGGCGAGCTTCGCGGCGAACTCATACGCGCTGAGCGTCTCGACCGAAATGCCGGTCTTCTGATTCAGCTTGTTCAGCGCGTCAGCCTGATCAATGACTGACTTCGGGTTGAAGTGCTCGAAGGCCGCGACGGCTGCGGTGACTGCTGCGCCGATGCCGGCGAGCCGACCGGCGATGCCGACCGCGCTGGTTTGCAGCGTCTGAAAGTTCTTCTGCGCGGACGAGAACGCGGGCCCGGTGGTGTCCTTCGCGCTGAGGATGATCTCGGCTTTTTCGGCCATGGCGCGCGCCTCAGTTCGGCAAGGTGGTTTGTGCCTTCAGCACGCGCACGAACGCGCGCGCGCTGGCACCTGTGGCGGGCTTCGCGGGCGGGCGTGGTGCCCACCGGCGCGGCATGAATTCGGCAGCGTGAAACATGCTCTTGTCCTTCTTGCGTAGCGGGCCGTTCGCTGCTGCTGCCATCGACTGCGCCCAGCGCTCTAGCTCTGCGCCGGGCCCGATCCCTTCCACGTGCATGAAGGCGAGCCAGTCGCCGAACTCAGCGGCCGACATGCGCTCGCCCAGCTCTTCCACCGTGCAGCCGAAGTGCCAGGCCAGCCAGTGCGCTGCACGCAGCTCCGGCCGGCGGGTCAGTTTTTTTCGGCGTCCTCGCCGACGCCGCTGAGGCGCATCGCGGTGTTGAACAGTTCGATCACGGCTTCGCGATGGTTCGCGCCAAAGATCGACCACTGTGCAGGCGTCATCAGCAGCGCGCCGTCCGCATCGAGCACGCAGCCGGCGAGCACGTGCGGGATCGTCATGTACAGCGATGCCGGGTCGTTGCGGTCCAGCCCCGATGCCAATTTCTCCACACCGAGGCGCGTGGCCAATCCCATTTGCACGACGGCGACCGAACCACCGAGCGACTCGACTGCAACTTCTTCGCGCAGCCAATCCGCATGCACGAGCGCTGCGCGCTTGATCATCGTCATGGGTCATGTGCTCCGAAGTCGATCAGCCGTAGACGTTCGGCAGGCCTTGCGACTCGAGGCTGACGTTTGTCTTGACGACCTCTTGCGCGCTGCCGGTCGGCGCACCGCTCGCAGCGGCGTAGGCGTAGAACACGAACTGCGCGCCATCGCTGAAGGTGAAGACCACTGCCTCGGGCGTGCGGCTCTTCGTGATCGCGACGAGCCGCTTCATCGCGGCATCGCCCGGATCGAAGATGCACCCGAAGGTGTAGCTCGACGGCGAGAAGACGGTCGGCACGCGGCGGCGAATCTGATCATGGATCGTCGTCACGTCGGCGAACTCGGGATCGCCGCCCGAAGCGTTGATGTCCTGCACGGTCGTCATGCTGTCGAACGTCGCGACCGGAACCGCGGTGCCGCTGATGAACGTCGTGTAGTTCGTCGAGTTCTCGCCCTCGAGTTCCAGCGTGTTGCTCGCCCCGACCACGTTCGCGACGCGGAAGACGCGGTTTTTCAACTCCACCATGCCGGCCGTGTCGGGCAGGATGATGAAGTCGCCGTTCACCGGGTCAGTGCCGGTGTAGCTGACGACGGCCGGATTCGCCTTGCTGATGGCGGTGATCGTCAACGCCGTCGCGTGCGTCGCGCCGACCTTGACCTGTACGTTTGACCAGAAGATAGGGTCGCTCATGATGTGTGCTCTCGTGTGGGGTGGTGGTCAGGCGAACGCCTCGGGGGCAGATGCGCGGGTGCGGAACGTGGCGCGCAAGGTGATGACGACGAGCCCAATCGCGGCTTCGCCTTCGGTGGCCATCGCGCGTTCGATGCGGCGCAAAGTCACTTGCAGCTTTGAAGCGATGGCGGCGAGCGCATCGACCGGCGGTGTCGGATCGAAGACAGCCGTAAGCGCTTCGGCGCTGAGCGCATGCAGCGAGTCATCGAGCGCGGCCGTTGCCTTCACGTGGCCGCGCAACTCGACTTGCAGCGCGTGAAGCTGGAACGGGTCCGCGTGCACGGTCTGCGGCTCCACGTCTTCATCGACGGCGATGACGCGCCATGCCGGCAGCTGGTCCTCGGCGAGCGGCCATGCGCGCGCGGTGAAGACGCCAGCACCCAGCGTCAACCCGGTGATGCGGGTGGCGAGTGCATGGACGATCTGGCCGGCGGCGAGCATGTCGTCACCCCTTGGCCAGCGTCACGCGCTGATAGCCGCCCTCGGCCACCGGCAGCACCGCGCGCACCTTGTACGTGCCGAGCGCTGTCGCTGCATCGTCCAGCCGCGTGAGCGTGATGCTGTCGCCTTCGGCCGTCAGCGGCGCGACATCGGGCGTTTTCAGCAGCGTCGGCCGGTTCACGACCACATCGAATTCATCGACGGTCGCATAGGCCGCATCGAACACGACGTTGCCGACGACCGGCGTGATGATCCCGGTGTGCAGAAAGCTCGCCTGCGCGTTCGGGAACCGCCGGAAGATGGCAGCCGTTGCGCGAGCTTCGATGCCGGCGAAGGACATGGCCGCAGCGCTCGCTCAGGTCGCGACCGGCACGGCCGATTCGATCAGCATCTTGACGGTTGCGGACGGGTTCGCCGCAGCAGCAACGGCAATGCCGACCTGCTGCTGCGCGGTGCTCGTCTTGTTGACGACGCTGTTCGTTGCGTCCCAAAACAGCCGATCACCGACCGAGATCGCGAGCGCGCTCGTCTTGGCGATCTCGATGACCCCCTCGACGATGAAAGAGCTTGCGGTGCCGCTGACGGCATC